TTGAAGAAACGTTCGGTTCTCAAGATGAGCAGCCGTATAACAGTACGTCTTCTTTTAACATGTGGGATATGTCGCAGAAAGCTAAAAAAGCTGCGGCATTTCTTAGGAAAACTAATTTAGGGAACGCCGCTCATGGCGGTCGTCCTTTCGGAAAGTAGGTTAAGATGCCACACAATTTAGATGGTACTACTCCCAGCACTAACGCTGAGAGCGTGGTTGTGTCGAGTGTTACTCGACCCACTGCTAATCTGGGTACGTTAACTGGTGACGCTATGTTACGAATGAGTAACGGTATGCGAGCCAAGTTTGATGAGAACGACTAATGGCTAAAAAAAGACCTAAACGCCCTAGGTACTAATGCCTCTCAAATCAGGATCATCTCAACAGGTGATCAGCCACAACATAGGTGTGCTAATCAACGAGGGTAAACCTCGTGATCAAGCTGCTGCTATAGCCTATGATAAAGCAAACAGATCTAGAAAAGGAAAAAAATAATGTCCGCAGTAAGTTCAGGAAATTGGGGAGACAGACTGGAAAGAGCGGGTGCCACATTCGTGCAATCGTTTCTTTCAGTATTTATAATAGGAGATATGTCTACAGCTAAAACCGCACTGATAGGTGCTGGTGCTGCTGTCTTAGCTATGGCGAAAGCTTGGGCTAAAGAAGTCTTAGACAAGCGTGCAGCCTAATGGCTGCCGCTGAGAATGATAACGATTGGGATCTATTCTTAGCGGAACACGCAGACGACATACAAACATCTATAACAGAAAACCTAGTTAAGAACGCTCACCTGTTTGACACTAATGATGGTAGTCACGCAGGCTGGTCTAACGACGAGCTCGGTGTTCTTATTGTTTTAACAGAAGAAGAGGTTGAAGCTTTAGCTTCTGAGGATTGGCGTATCGAAGAAGGTTTTGCGAATCATCCTAGTAGCCGAGAGTATTTCGGCAGGCTTATTCAAGACTTAGCGTTACGTGCTTTGGAAGCTAAAGGACCTTACTAATCTCGTATCGTTCTGCCAGCTCAGGCATTTCTATTAACAAGAGTTTGGCAAACATACCTGCTACTGCGTCACGTCTTCGTGCCACAGTAGTTTTTGGTATGCCCGTAAAACTTTCTACTTGACGTAATGACATACCTTCCCCGTATACCATTACCAGTACGTCACGGTAATCTTCAGGCAGTTCCTCTAACACTTTCTGCACAGCAAAAGAAACGTCAGATTGGGTTTGAATTTCTTGAGCCGTTGGTAAAGGATTTTCGTTCGGGGGTGTTTGCATCAACCCAGCTAGAGGGCTTGACGGTAAATTCGACATGGAAAGTCCTAACATACGAACAAGAAAAGTGGCGCTCATCGCCGTGGATTCCACAATCCACGAGTCCGATGGTACCGATACAACTTTCTGCATTTAAGAACCTAACGTCGTCCATACCTCCTCTGCTTTAATAGCATAGTACTCTTTTCCTTCTGGGAATGTGCGGATCTCAGCACGATCAACGAAAGGTCGCAGCTTCTTAATAGGAAACATGATTTCTCTGTCGTTATGAGAGTCATATAAAAAAAGTTGAACAGGCATAACGTTACGATCCCACCACAGTAAAGCTTCCCATTTGTCTGGCTTCATGTGAATGATTTGTTTCTTACCGAACCCTTGTACTTCAACCAGGTTGTTTGAAGTTAAATAATCGGGTGTGTATCTGACACGGGGTGGTAATTTCCACATGGCTAACGGTGGTCTGTTTAATCCATAACGTACAAAGTTGTGTACTGACCAGTCTTCAAATCTTCCTTCAGCTAGATCACCCATTTCATAAAATCTTTTATTAAAAGGTTGATCAGAAAAGGTCATAGTTTAGTGGCTTCAATATGGTAAACAAGATTGTCATCAGGGTAAGCGATACCATTCAACCCATCTAACGTTGCTTTAATAGCGTTGTCCAAATCGAAACGCAATTTCGATTTAGCATCTGGTAGTTCTTCTATCTCTATTGTCTGATATTCAGGTGTGTAAGCAATCCTCATAAGCACTGGTCCTTCAAACATCGGACCGTCGTACGCTTCAGCTATCTTCGCTTCATATTCGAGAGTGTCTTTGGGTGTGTAGACACGCCCTTTGCGTGTCATTCGAGGGCGACCCTTTGGTTTGGGTCTACCCTCAACGATAAATGCGTGTTCTTGAGGCGACATCATCCTGCGCTTTCATAGCTAAGTTACGTAGCTGTGGTACCTGATCGTGGCGTGGTTTCCCATTCTGCCAAAATTTTTGTGTGAACCTGTTATCCAGATCCTCTAAACAAGATAACACCATTTCTATGTGATGTCCGTCACGGAAAGCTAAACACGCCCAACTGTACAACCAGCCGTGTCTTCCTCTTCCTCTTCCTTGGTTCTCTGTGTAAGCACCTGCGGGTGGACCGTTCTCATATTCTTTCTTCAAAGCACCCCTCATCTTAGATGGTGCCGACTTGTAAACGGGGTTTGGTATGTAAGGTTTAGGTTCTGTTTTCAGCAACGCTGACGCTTTGATGTCTGCGATCTTCGCACGATTACCGTTTGCTTCTTGAAGGAAGTCTTCCAAAGAGAGTGGTTCTCCTTGTTCATTGACAACCACCTGACGATCAACTCTTGCACGTTTACCATGATACGGTAAACGAACAAAGTTTCCTGGTGGTCCTGTTAACCATTCGCTTTTAGGGAACGGTGAGTCGGTTGGCACTCCTGCCATTTCTTCTGCTGCTAGCAAACATCTTCTCATGTCTATTGTTGAACACCATGTGTCTGCGAACACCCATATGTGTGCCCCACCTGACCGTGTACGTTCAACCCATGATGGTATTGATTGAGCTTGAAGAATGTTGTGTATGGAGAAAGCGTATTCCATTACTTCATCTTCTGTTCCTTGACCTGTGTGTGCGTCTGATTGTGCGTCGATGTCGATGCAACCCCATGAGCAAACCCATAGTTCTTTACGCATATCAGGGTAGGTGCGAACGATCTTACCTTCTCCTTCTTCCACCCATCCTCTTGGTCCTACGTGTTTGTTGGTCGGGTCGTAGGTCATTGGGTAAATACCTAATGGTATTTCTCCATCTAGGTGCCGTCTGAAATGTGCGAGAGTCAAGTCTTCCCACACGGCATGGGGGTTATCCCCTGATTCACCCCATGCGTGCGGAAACCCGTGGAAGGTCATGTAAAACAATGATGTGAAATCATTCATTGTCTGGTCCCAACCTTAGCTGTATACGCAGCTCTTCGTATGGGTCTACTAAAGCTCCTGAAGGTTTAATCTCCATCTTCAATGACACTTTCTTACCGTCGAACCTTTTGTTCTTAACTAATGCTACTCCAAAAAAGTTCTCTAACGTGGCACGTTCCTCAACTGAGATGGTTGTGTCCTCGTGTGGTCTCCATACTGTGATCATAAAGTGAGCTAAGTCTTCACCACCGAACCTGCCTGATTCGATACCTAAAGCTGCACCTCTGTTGGCGCTACCTCGTGATGCTTGATGCACCACTATGGTCACAGCTTCGTGTCTCATCCCTAAAGATTTGAGTGCACCTATTTTAGCTGGGTCGTCGCCCAAGTCGGGGTCGTCTAGTTGTGAAGCGAAGTCCCAAACAAAAACGTCTGGTCCTTTTCCATACTCTGCGTGAGTCCATGTTCCTAAAATGTGGTCAGCTATTTCAACTGGTCCTTCAACAGGGTGCCCTTGCTTACGCATCTGCGCCCCATACTTGGAGAACGTGGCACGATCTATGATCCTCAGGTTTCTTAGATCTGTTTCCGATTGGTGACGTATGGCTTTAAGGATTCTTTCATCTCCTTTGCGTGCCAGGTCGTACACTTCTCGTGGGTTCATGTTGAGTCTGATACTTAAGACTCTTGACAGAACCATAAGGTCAGGTTCATCAGGTGTCATCCATATGACAAGACTGTCAGGGTTTTTAGCGACAGCGTTTATTAGTAGAACTGTTTTACCTGTGTGTGCTTTGCCTGCTACGAGTAGCAGCTCACGGGGTTTAAGTCCTCCTCCTAATGCGTCGTCTATTTCGTGCACACCTAGAGACCATCGGGCTGTCCTGTCGGCTGCATCTTCTATTAATCGTTCGGCTATATCAAGGCAAGTAGGCAACGTGGGGGTTGTAACAGATAAGGCTGACCCCTCAGGGAGATCAGAGGAGCCAGCCCTTGCCTGTTCAACACGAG